ATCAGGCTGTTGATGCCGTTGACGACGGCCTGCGCCTGATCGACACCAGACTTGAACCATTTGTCGGCCGACAGTTTGGCGATCTGGTCGGCGGCCATGCCAACCGTGTTGGACCAGCCTTTCAACTGTTTGAGGGCCGTGTCGCCCCCGGCAATGATGCTGTCAGCGATCGCTAACCCGGTGTCTGCGCCCTGGTTGAGAATGGATTGCAGCAGGGTTGGGTCGTCAAGGCCGCGGCTAATCAGCGTTTCCAGCGATGCGGCTAGGCGGCGTGCCTTGTCTGCCTGGTCACCCAGGACCCCGAAGAATGTTTTTGCGCCCTCGCTGTTGGCGGCCTCGGACCATGCGGTGCCGATGTCCATGATGCCGGTGACACCGTCACGAATCGACTTGTAGTAGTCGTTGTAGATGCCCTGGGCGTCGGTGAGCCGTTCGTTGGCGGCTTGCAATGCTGGGCTGAATTGGTCCCGGACGGTTTCGACTGCGTCGCCTAACGCCGCGGCGTATTCTTTGGCCGCCTTTGTAGCGTCGTTCAGGTCTTTCTTTTTCTGTTGCAGTTTCTTGCTTGAGCCGCCCGACGCTTTTGACATGTCGTCTTCGGCGTCGACGGTTTCGCGCAGCTGCGACTTGTACGCCTCTTGGTACTTGCCCAGTTCTTCCACGTTGCGGGCCGCCACCGGACCCATGTAACTGTTCAGTTTGCGTTGCGCCTCTGCGGCCTGGGTTGCGCTACTGAATGACTTGTAGAAGTCGCCCAGGTTGGTGCCCAGTTGCTCGAGCGTGTCGATCGTCGGCAGGTCGTCCAGGATTGGGATGACGTTGTACAGGCGAATGAATGCGTTGAGGACGTGGGCGACCGCGTTACGGACCGTAATCAGGGCGTTGATCAGGGTGCCGAATGAGTTGATGGTGCCGTCATTCGACCGGGTTAGGTCCTGCATCATGCCGCGGAATGCGCGCAGGGCACCGGCTGCGCCACCCTCGCCGAACGCGTCCGTTAGTTTGGTGATGTTGTCAACCAGATCGGTCAGTAGCGGCAGTACCTTGTAGCCGACCGTCTCGATCATTTCGTCAAACCTGATTTTGAGACGTTGCACGCGGCCGCTGAACGTGTTTGCGTTTGCCTGGGCCGCGCCGCCAAACGTGTCGGTAAGCGTTTCGGTCGCTTTGGCAAAGTCTTTCGTCTTGATGATGTTTGCGTCCAGCGGTATGCCCAGTTTCTGCAACGCCGTGAACTGACCCAGGTATGCCTTGCTCAATGCCAAAGAAACGCTGTCCAAGTCCTTGCCCGTCGCCGCGGATATGTCCATGGCGAGGTTCATCAGGTCTTGTGCTTTGGTTGCGTCGCGGGTCGCCCGGATAAGAGTTCCGAGGCCGCTGCGCACCATGTCGTCGGTAACGCCCAGGCTCAACTGGGTTTTGTCGACGTAGTCCCCGATCGCGCTGATTTGTGCATCGGTCGCACCGAGGGTGGACCGCAGCTGCCGCTCGAGTTGTGCCTGGCTTTTCTCGTCGTCGGCTGCGGCTTTGGCCGCCACACCGAGCCCGGCTGCGACGGTGCCCGCGGCCGCGGCAATCGGCAGCATTGCGTTTTTGACGATGTACCCGGCTTTCGCCCCAAACCCTTCAAGGGATTGGAATTCCTTTTTGGCGCGGTCAAACCCTTTGGTGTCCAGGCTGGAAAAAATGGGGATGTTGATTGCCACGGTTACACCAGTTTTCGGTTGATGATGCGCATTACGTCACTAACGATTGTACGCACCTCGTCCTCGATCATGGGGGTTGTCTGTTCAGCGGCGGGTTGCAGGACGCGTGGCGCGGCGGCTGGGCCGACGTGGTCGCCCTCGGTCAACAGGTTCTGAACAAACACGGTGTTTGATTTGCCAATGCCCGCATGGTCCCAAATTGCCCCGGCTGCGTCTTTCTGTTGCAACACCAGCAACGAATACGGTTTGCCCTCAAACCGCGCCGTGCGCCCGTTGCTGAACGTGATCGTTTTGGGTGGCCGGGCACGCTGGCCGACGATCGTGCGTATGCCGCGTTCGACTTGACCGCGGTCCCATTGTGTTGTTTCGCGGCCGCCGATCAACGGTGACCGGGCCATACCGGATAGCGGTGGTTTGGTTGGGATTAGTGCCCTGGCGGCGGTGACGAGTTTGCGGCCTGCGCCGCCCTGGATGTCTTTGGTTATCTGTCGGCGTAGCGTGCGATCGAGTTCATTGAGGGTTTTCAGGGCCTCTTGAATGCCGTGAATCTCGAATGTGCTAACGGCCACGTCGTTGCCTTTGCTGGTCTTTGAGGACCGCTGCGACGGTGTTGAGGTCCTTTAGGTCGAACTCTACGTCGGGTGGCCACCAATGCAGGGCCACCAGCATTTCAGCTAGTGATCTGCGGACGGTGCCGCTTGGGTAGGGTTTTCGTCTTCCTGGTCAACGACTTCGATGTCGGTGACCGTCTCGACGAATTTGTCGAAGTCGGCCGGGACGACAATGCCGGAACGCTTTGACGCCTCGAACGCCAGGTACAGCAGGTCTTCGGCACCGATCTGGTTTGCGAGCTGTGCGGCCTTTGCACGGAATTTGCGTTCCCATGCGACGATAACCGCCAGGTTGGTTGTGACCTCGTGTACTTGCTGTTCGCGTTCGTAACGCAACGATAAACGCATGTCGGGCTACCTTTCGTTGTGCGCGGGTTACGCGCTGGTGACTTCGCTGTAAGTGCCCCCGTGGAACACCACGCTGGCCGTCGAAAGGGCCCCCAGCGAAAAATTCGTCGGCAGCTCGGCCAAGAAGGCCCCCGTCAGGGTGAGAACTGGATTCGTCGCGCTGGCTGCGCCGCTGCTCGGCTTGACCGTAACGGTGGTCGTGGTGCCGACAAGGGCCTTGAGGGTTGCCCAGGTTTCGCTCGCGGCGAACGACTGGTAGCACTCCAACTCGACCGAGTACTCGCCCAATCCGGCCACGTACTTCTCGGAAACGTCGCCGAACGCCGTTGCGCGCAGCTCGGTCACATTTTGATGGAAGATCGCGCTGGTCACTTGATCGGAAATGTCGACCGAGTTGACGGTGACGACCGGGTTGGAAAGGACGGTGCTGGTTGCCATGAGTGTTACTCCTCGGTGCTGGTGTCTTTTGTTTTAGCAGGTTTTGCGGTCTTGCTGGTGGAAATGAACCCGCCGTCGATCAACGCCTGGACGTTGATGCCAGCCGCGGCTGCGGCGTCTTCATCGAATTCGTCGCCCGGTGTGCCGACGCGGGGGCTGATGATCTTTGCCATGTGCTGTCTCCTATGCGGCCTGGGCCTGAATGCTGATGGTCAAATCATAGGCGGGTAGTTCGACGCCGCCGATGATCGCCACGGTTGGGCGGCCATCGGTGACGCCGATACCGGCGGTCAGTAGCAGGGCCGCCATGTTGAGCAGGTTTCGGTGGGCGTCAAGGTTGTTGGGTCCCAGGCTGATGACGCGCACCGGGAAGTCCATTTTGGCGATTGCCGACGACCAGGCTGTGAACCGGGGCGCGTCGATGAACACGCACGGGGGTTGCAGGTTCCGGGGGTCGGTGACGACCGGCAGCCCTGTGCGGGTCCCGATGACGCTGGCAAGGTCGTCCAGCGTCTCGTTAAACAGGTCTGTGTACGCCGCTACGGTCATTAGGCGACCTGGGGGCGGTCAACGCCCAGCAGCTGTTTGATGACGCCTGACAGGCCCGTCACGGGGTTCATGGCGTTGGTGTCAAACTGGGCAAACGAGTCGATGGACCCGCGCTGCCGGTACAACATGCCGCCGTACTGAATGGTCCCCAGTTTCACGTCGCCGGACGGCACCGTTGTCAGACTGTCCTGTAGGTAGCCAGCCTCTTGGCGGCGGCGGTAACAGAACGCGTTAGCGGCAGCTGCGCATTGCGTGACGAACGCCTGGTCGGCCGCGGTCGCCACAGCGATGCCGAGCCAGTCAAGGATGTCCTGTGCGACAATCCAGGTGCAGGTCGGGGCCCAGGTGCAGGTGCCGATCGGGATGATCGAGACGCGTTGTACGTCGTCGCCGGTGTCGTAAAACAACAACTGGTTCGGGTACTGCACCTCGAGGTCAAACAGCAGGTTGCCCTCGGTGTCAACGCCGACGAATTGGTGTGCGGGTTGCGCCAGGACGGTGAACGTCCCGTCGAGGCCGTCGCCCACCCCGGCAAGCGTGATGGACTGTCCGACCTCAATCGGGGTGTTCGTGAGGGTCTGCACCACGCCGTAGTTGTCGACGCGTTGCTTGAATGTGACCGAGTAGACGGCCATTGCGGCCTGCCTTTCGGGTTACGCCTGGGTGATCTTGCGGATCATTCCACCGATGGCAGCGAACGTGGAAACGTAGCCGTGGTAGCTCATCGTGCGTCCGAGCACGTCGGGCTTTTCGATCGACATGACGCCGCGCTGCTGTTCGTAGAACTCGAACGCGTCACCGACGCCGGTGCCGACGCGGGTGATGATCATCGTCTTGGCGGCGAAGTTGCTGTCGACCACGAGCTGCAAACCGAGCGGGGTGGAATCCCAGGTGTTTGCGGCGTATGAACCGATCGAGTTGAAACCAGCGAGTCCGGCACCGATGAACGGAAACACCGGGCGGTTGCTCGAGTCAACGAGCTGGCCCATCTGGCCCCACACGTCAGGGCTGACGAAAATGTGGGTCGGCATGTAGTTGCGTCCGCTGGACACGTCGACGGCTGCGTCGTAGATCGACTTCATCAGGTCGGCGGTCGTGCCGTCCCAAACGCCGCTCGAGGTTGCGGCCGTCAGCAAATTGTCAGCGCAGAAATTGTCGCTGCTGATGAGGTATTCCCCAATCAGGTCGTTGAGGATGAGCTGCATCGCTGCGGGTGACGTAAAGTCGATGTCCTGCACCGACAGCGTGACCTGTCCCGCGAGGGTGGTGCGGGACACCGAGTTTGACGCAATCACCATTGTGGTTGCGCTGACTGCCGACAGTTCGGTCGACTGCGTGCCGACGCTGGTGTGGGTCGTGATTGTCGGCCGCACGAATGTCTTCTGCTGGCCACCGTCCGGGTAGGCGCGTGCGCCAACTGCGTTGACGACCGGGCGCACAAAGTTGAGGTCCTGCACAAGCGGTCCGAGAACCGG